ATATTTGTGAAAAATATAAACTTGTTGATGGTGGTGGTTGTTCTCCACGAGTATGGGGAAGTGTAAATGAAAGTAGCACTGATAACAGATCAACACTTTGGGGCGAGAAACGATAGTCAACAGTTTCTTGATTATTATGAGAAGTTTTATAAAGAAACATTCTTTCCAAAACTAGAAGAAGAAAACATCAAGACAGTTCTGATTCTTGGTGACACATTTGATAGAAGAAAATATATAAACTTCAGCACTTTACAAAGAACCAAACAAATGTTCTTTGATGAACTTTATAATCGTAATATTAGTGTTTATATGTTGGCTGGAAATCATGATACATATTACAAAAATACAAACGAGGTCAATTCAGTAGATTTGTTACTGAGGGAATATGATAATATTGAGGTGATTGATAAACCCAAAACAATCAATATTGACAGAAGAGATCCTAGTAAAAATATTTGTATGATCCCTTGGGTCTGTGCTGATAACTATCAAGAATGTTTGGATGAGATAAATAACACAACGGCAGAATATTGTTGTGGTCACTTTGAAATTGAAGGGTTTTCTATGTATCGGGGACTGCCATCAGAAGAGGGTATGTCTCGTGGATTATTTAGAAAGTTTAGTTTTACTTTTAGCGGTCACTACCATCATAGGTCATCTAGTGATGGAATATACTATTTGGGAAACCCCTATGAACTTACTTGGAGTGATTATAATGACCCTCGTGGGTTTCATACATTTGAGCTTGATAGTGAAACTTTATCTTTTTGTGAAAATCCTAATGTAATGTTCCATCGTATCGTGTATGACGATACTATAACAAACAACCAAGAATTCACACAATATGCGAATAAACACGTAAAGGTTGTAGTTGTAAATAAATCAAACCCTTACATGTTTGATAAGTTCATGGGTGATCTTTATAATGTCAATCCTTTACAAGTCACTATTGTTGAAGATTTCACTGATTTGACAGAAGGACTAGATGATGATATAATAGATCAAGCAGAAGACACTCTGACTATTATAAACAAAACTGTTGACAACTTACAAGATGATCTAGACAAGACACGCATGAAGAACATTCTTCGTGAATTGTATCTGGAAGCAATTAATACTATTGAATAAATTATGATTAATTTTAGGAATGTTAGGTGGCGTAATTTTTTGAGTACTGGCAACACCTTTACCGATATCCAACTTGATAGGCACTCTGACACTCTTGTTATTGGGTCTAATGGTGCCGGTAAATCTACTATGCTTGATGCTTTGTGTTTTGGTTTGTTTGGTAAACCATTCCGTAAGATCAACAAACCACAACTACTCAACTCTATTAATCAGAACAATGCAGTAGTTGAAATCTTCTTTGACATTGGTTCAAAGAAGTACAAAGTAGTTCGTGGACTCAAACCAAATGTCTTTGAAATCTTTTGTGATGATGTTCTTATTAATCAGGATGCAAAGTCGCGTGATTATCAGGAATATCTTGAAAGAGTTATATTAAAGTTAAACTACAAGTCATTTACTCAGATTGTTATCTTGGGTTCAGCATCGTTTGTGCCTTTTATGCAGTTACCGGCTGCTGATAGAAGAGCAATCATTGAAGATCTATTGGACATTCGTATCTTTTCTTCTATGAATACTCTTGTAAAAGATAAGATGACTAATCTAAAAGATACTGCAAGAAGTATTAAGTATGACATTGATTTAACTGAAGAAAAAATTACACTTCAGAAGAAAAACCTTGAAGATAATAAGGCACACAATGAAGAAGAGATACAGAACAAGAAAATTGAGATTGAGAAAAGTAGGCAACAAGCGGATAAACTCCAGAACGACATTGCTCTTGTGCAAAAGCATGTTCAGACGCTTACGTCTAAAGTGCAAACAGAAAATGAAGTTCGCACAAAGAGTAAGAAGTTATTGCAAATTGAGTCCAAGATGGAGAGTTCTATATCCAAAATTGAGAAGGATATTCAGTTCTTTTTGGAAAATGATACTTGCCCTACATGTTCCCAAACGATTGAAGACTCGTTCAGAGAAAATAAGATCAAAGTTAAGGACGAAAAAAAGAATGAAATTCAGACGGGGTTATTAAAACTTGCAGAAGAACTAGAAAAGAACAACGACAAGATTAGCACTATTGTAGAAATCAATAAGGATATTGCTAATCATCTTAATAAAGTTTCTGAACACAATGCAACCATTCGTGCAATCAATGACTATATAGATAAGCAGAATAGAGAAATCGAAAAACTTCTTGATCGTAAGGAAAACATTATTGGTGACAATTCTCATCTAAAAGAATTGAATGACCAGTTAGTTGGTCTTGAAAAACAACAAGAAGAACTTTCTATTGAAAAGCATTATTATGATTATGCTGCAAATTTGTTAAAGGATACTGGTATTAAAACCAGAATCATCAAGCAATATTTGCCTATCATGAACAAACTGGTGAATAAGTATTTGTCTGCGATGGACTTCTTTGTGAACTTTAATATCAATGAAAACTTTGAAGAAACTATTAAATCACGATACAGAGATGACTTCTCATATGCAAACTTCTCAGAAGGTGAGAAAATGCGTATTGACTTGGCATTACTTTTCACTTGGCGCCAAATTGCCAAACTCAAAAATTCAACTAATACAAACTTGTTAATTCTTGATGAGGTATTTGATAGTAGCTTGGATACTGTAGGAACTGAAGAGTTTCTAAAATTGATTCATGAAATGGGACATGATACCAATGTATTTGTTATTTCTCATAAGGGTGACCAACTGTTTGATAAGTTTAGGTCTGTTATTAAATTTACTAAAGTTGGCAATTTTAGTGGAATAGAAAACTCCAAAAAGTTACCTTAGTATTTTTTATAATAAAAAGTAAGAAACTTTTTGGAGTAAAAAATGGAGAGAAAAAAACGAGAAATATATGGTGACTTGCCTCCAAGATCCAACCCAGATTATATGAGGCTCTATAAACAAAAAAATAAAGAACGAATAAAAGAACTTTCCAGACATAAGATTAATCAAAATTTAAAAGAAAATCCAAATTATTGGAAAGAAAAATACGATCCCGTTAAGGCTGCGGAATATAGGGAAAAGAATAGAACAAACTTTTCTGAAAAACAGTGGATGAAAAGAGGGATTGTTAATATGACATATGATAGATTTTTACAAGAATTGGAAAAACAAAACAATGAATGTAAAATCTGTAAAAAAACTCTAACAAATCCACAGGTTGATCATGATCATCAAACCGGAGAATATAGAGGTATATTGTGTGTCCCTTGTAATAATGGTTTGGGTATATATGAAAAGAAGAAAGAACTTTTTGAAAAATATTTAGTAGGATAGCATAATGAGTGATGTAATTAAAATCGATACAACGGATCAGGTAGTATATGGATCACAATCGGCGATTCAAGAATATACTCTTCTTGAATTGGTTCCTGAAACAGACTCAATTTTAAAAGAAATTATGCCTGTATTTGATTTCACGAATCCCCCAACAGACCCAACTGAATTGGCATCTGAGTTGGTTGAAAACTGCAAGGGTAGAAATGGGTTTGGATTGTCTGCTAATCAAGTTGGTTTACGATATAGAGTATTTATAATGGGTTCTGATGCAGAATATGTAGCATTCTTTAATCCAAAAATTCTTAAATCATCTGATAAAAAATCCCTTATTGTAGAGGGGTGCTTGTCATTCCCTATGTTGGGATTGAAAATTGAAAGACCGGAAACTGTAGAAGTTGAATATCAAGATTATAATGGTCAAGTTAGAACAGGTGTCTTTTCTGGTCTTTCTGCACATGTTTTTCAACACGAAATGGACCATCTCAATGGAATAACCTATCTATCTAAGGCAAAACCACTGGCATTGAAGTATGGTTTAAACAAAAGAAAGAAGTTTCACACATTGGTTGATAGATACAACAAGGCACAGAAACACAAGGAGAACTTATTAAAAATATCACCTTGACAGAAATATTATACTTAGGTTTGGTTCTTTCTACGAGTTTCCCAACCTTTGTTATAACTTTCTGGTGGGTTTCGTTTTCCAAACATACCATTTTTGGAACCGGAGTTTTTACCTTTCATAGATGAACTTATTTTCTTGGCGGTGGTGTTTGATATAGAGTTACAACCACCATCAAGACCGTTTTCTGTTTTTAGGTTTGCCCACTCACCGGAAGAAACTATGTTATTTTCTTCGGAAAACTTTTTAGAATATTCTACAAGTTCTGTTTCATCGGTAAAAAGTTGGAACCATAAAGTTTCTACGTGTTCTTTGCCGTGTTTATTGATGTGGAGTTTCCAGTATTTTCCACTTCCAAAATATGACTTTGGATATCTACTAGTAGTTTTTCCGAAATATTTGATTCCGGTTTTAGAATGTTGTTTGATATATAGATATGTTGGTTTCAATGCTGATACTCCCTAAAAGTGTTAGAGTGTGTAGGAGTTCCTGCTCCGTGACACACACCTATTTATACATTTAAATAAATGCTTGACCATTTGAATGGAATGTGTTATACTGAACGTTCTAAACCATTGGCACTTAAAATGGGTTTAAAGAAACGTGGAAAGTTCAATAAATTGGTTGACCGTTTTAATAAAGCAAATAAGAAAATCAAATCTGTTTCAAAATAACTGAGGAAATTATGGAAATTTCAATTAAAAAAGAAGATCTTAGAAAGAATAGTATCTTTGTTGCCACTCCAATGTATGGTGGTATGAATCATGGTCTTTACATGAAGTCTTGTCTTGATTTACAGGCACTCTGTATGCAATATGGAGTTCAAGTAAAGTTCTCGTTCCTTTTCAATGAGTCACTTATCACTCGTGCAAGAAACTATCTTGTAGATGAATTTATTCATCGTTCTGATTGCACACATCTACTTTTCATTGACTCAGACATTCACTTTGACCCAAATGATGTTATTGCACTTCTTGCAATTGACAAAGATGTTATTGGTGGTCCATATCCTAAGAAAGCAATTAAGTGGAAATCTGTAAAGACCGCTGCTGCTAAGAATCCTGATGTTGATGCACAGACCTTAGAGAAGGTTGCTGGTGATTTCGTATTCAATCCAGTAAAAGGAACTGCACAGTTTAATGTTTCTGAACCACTTCAAGTACTTGAAATTGGTACTGGTTTTATGTTGGTAAAGCGTGAAGTATTTGCTAAGATGGAAAAGCAATATCCATCAATCCGTTATCTACCAGATCATGTTGGTCAAGCACACTTTGATGGTTCACGTTACATTCATGCATTCTTTGATACTGTTATTGATACAAAAGATAGTATCACTGGTGGTGGTTCTGAACGTTATTTGTCAGAGGATTACATGTTCTGTCAGATGTGGCGTAAGATGGGTGGAGACATCTGGTTATGTCCTTGGATGAGAACTTCTCATATTGGTACATATCACTTCCAGGGTGACATGCCAGCAGTTGCTAACTTTGTAGGAGAAATGTAATGAGTGAGAGTTCTGTTTTGGTTCCCTATCGTATGGATGGGGAATCTTTTGAAGATTATAAATTTAGACAAAAGGAAGTGAACAAGTATTACAAATCCCTTACGGAATGGAAGTTGGTTTGGGATTCTAAGGAACAAGGAACCTACCGTAAGGAGAAGTAATACGTGAATATTATAGGATTGGTTGGTTTTATCGGGAGTGGTAAAGGAACCGTAGGTGATATATTAGAACAGAATGGATATGTAAAAGAAAGCTTTGCAAAAGGTGTCAAGGATGTCGCCTCTGTAATGTTTGGTTGGGATAGAGACATGTTAGAAGGAGATACTGAATCTTCTAGAAAACGTAGAGAAGAACCTGATTCATTCTGGTCAAACAAATTTGGCAGACCTTTTACACCGAGAGAAGCACTTCAGAAAATGGGAACAGAAGTTGGTCGTGATATATTTCACACTGACTTCTGGGTTCTTCAATTGGAACATAGGTTACTAACATCAACCGATTCTATTGTTATTACTGATGTTCGTTTTCCTAATGAGATTGATTGGATTCACAAACAAGGTGGTAAAGTTTATGAAGTACAAAGGGGTGAATCACCCGAATGGTATAATAAACTGCAACAATGTGAAACTGATGATTTCAAAAATTTTATGATGGTTGGTGAAGACGTTCATTATTCTGAATGGGCTTGGGTTGGTCATGATATTGATGGGTTGATTTCAAATAATGGTACACTTGAGGACTTGACAAACCAAGTTGAACGTGTTATAATGTGTAAACATAATGTGATTGGAGATAATAATGAAACTGTCTAGTGATACTCTTTCTGTCTTAAAGAACTTTTCCAGTATCAATTCTGGTCTTGAGTTCCGTCAAGGTAGTGTTATTAAAACTATTTCTCCTGGTAAATCTGTTCTGGCGCAAGCAACTTTGAAGGACAGTTTTCCAGAGGATTTCTGCATCTATGATCTAAATCAGTTCTTGTCTGTACACTCTTTGTGTAAAGATGCTGAAATTGATTTTGATGATGCAAATGTTATTTTTAGGAGTGGTCGTTCTAAAATTAAGTATCGTAAGACCGCAAGGGAAATGATTATCACAGTTCCTGATAAGACACTATCTCTTCCATCTGTTGACATTTCTTTTATGTTGACTGAGGATGATTATGCGTCTATCTTGAAAAGTGCAAGTGTATTACAATCACCAAATATTGCTGTTGTGTCTGATGGTGACAAAGTGTATATTACTGCATACAATGTCAAGGATGATTCTGCTCACACTAACAGTATTGAGGTGGGAGAAGGAAATGGACATTCGTTTAAAATGGTATTCTTAACGGAGAACTTGAAAATGATTTCTGGTTCTTATGATGTTGAGATTTCGGCAAAAGGTCTTGCTTCTTTCAAGCACAAAACCCAAGACGTTGATTATTGGGTTGCTACTGAAGCAAAAGAATCTAACTATGGAGCATAATAAAATGAGTTTAATTTGGTTGACTGATGTGAAGACACAAGCAAAGATTGCAGTAAATCCTAAGTATATTGTTGCAGTATTTACTGCTGCTGAAGGTGAAGTGGAAGGTAAAACTGTTATTGGTTTGATTAATGGTAATGTTGTTGTTGAGGAAAATGAACTTGACGTTGTTTCACAGATAACTGGAGCATAATTAAATGTCTATTACTGTTCAAACATTGTTTGGAACTTATAATGAAGAAGAACTCAAGGCAATCAAGAGTTGTCTGAGGGAAATGTCAGAATGTATGTCTAAGATCAACAACGAAAAGGAGTTGATGAAGGATATCGTTAGTACTACACATGACAAGTTTAAGATTCCTAAGAAGATCTTTAAGAAAATGTCTAATGTATATTACAAGCAATCGTTTCAAGAGATTGTTTCTGAAAATAATGAATTTGAAGCATTGTTTGAAGGTGTGAACGAAGTTAAGTGATTTTAATGCCCCTTCGGGGGCATCTTTTTTATTATGGAGTATTGAATGACTGAGCATATGTTATGGGTAGAAAAGTATCGTCCTACCAAAATCGCAGATTGTATCCTTCCTGATAGTTTAAAAACCCTTTTTCAAGATATCGTTACCAAAGGTGAAATCCCAAACCTCCTTCTTTCTGGTACTGCTGGTGTTGGTAAGACAACTGTAGCAAAAGCACTTTGTAATGAAGTTGGTTGTGATTTCATGATGATCAATGGATCTGATGAATCTGGTATTGATGTTCTTCGTAACAAGATTAAGAACTATGCATCTTCTATGTCTCTTACTGGTGGACGTAAAGTCATTATCATTGACGAGGCAGATTATCTAAACCCAAACTCAACACAACCTGCACTTCGTGGTGCTATTGAAGAGTTTGCTTCTAACTGTTCTTTTATTTTCACTTGTAACTATAAGAACCGTATTATTGATCCACTCCATTCTCGTTGTACTGTCATTGATTTCAAACTCAATGGTTGCAAACCAAAGATGGCTGCACAGTTCTTCAAACGTGTTGAGGGTATTCTCCAACATGAGAATGTAGAATATAGTAAGGATGTAGTAGCTGCTGTTATCACCAAACATTTTCCCGATAATAGACGCATTCTAAACGAGTTACAGAGGTATTCTGTCTCTGGGGTCATTGATAGTGGTATTCTAAGTAATATCGGTGATATACAGATCACAGAACTTGTAAACTGCATTCACACACGTGATTTCAGTTCAGCACGTAAGTGGGTTGTTAATAATCTTGACAATGATCCTTCTGTACTCT